TAAATTGCCGTTAGGATTCACACCGGGACCAATATTTACAGGAATTAATTGTCCATTAGTATCTGTTCTATAAATGGTATATGAACCAGATGCGGGAGCGGGTATGACATCTTGTGGCATATAATTGTATGGCCAATTAGTATAATTAGACCACTCATTGCGTAAATTAACATCACTGCGTTGAAAATAAAACATCCAGTCAACAACCATTCCTAATGAATCTACTTCCACTTTGTTAGGTCCAGTTACATTATAAAAATGCTGCTCATGGACTTGTTTAATTAAATATTTCTGCTCTTCTAATGCGAAAACACGTTCTTCTTCATTAGATAAAAAACAATAGGTACAATTTAAATGTACATCGGCATTCCATAGAGTTCTTTGATCCGAATATGAATTGATGCCAATATTTATGTCAGGTGGTGGCTGTAAGAAACGATAAAACTGCATATACCAAGCATTAAAATTAGGCGCTATATAAGGGAAATTAAAAGTAGAGTCAAACACATCACGTATTTGAAATAATTCATTAATAGGTCTTAATGTAATATTAATGTGTAGTTCATTATATTGAAGCGAAGTTAACGGAAATGCCATTTGAGTTTTTAATCCAAACCAATTATTTAACGGAATATATAAAATGCGACCTCGTATAGAAGGTTCAGGACCAGCTAAAGCATCTGTATAATAAGCATTAGGATAAGAGTTGACACGAGAACCGGCATTCGCAGGATCATTTAATTCGGGAACATTTCCAATCATTTCATAAAAGAGTATTTTTTTTTCTCCAGTAAAATCACGCTGAACAGCGGCTAATAAATAGTCACCAGAATATTCTTGAAGCGTATAATTACCACAAGTAATGCTAATTTTAGAAATCATTTTTGCTCCTAAATTTTGTATCCATTTGAATTCATATGGAACCCAGTTTTGACTGTTGACATTTTGTGCTGTATCATTATTAGGGTCTTGTGGAGGTAAAATAGGGCTCCAAATGTTAGGTAGAACAACAGAAAGATAACAATCCATTAATAAATCGGCATATCGTGGAATTTTAAATGTATAAGTAGATTCTTCAGATAATCGCAATGTTTTAGAACCTTCAAAATCAACTCTGAATTTTTGTAATCCAAAATTAGTATATTGGGCGAAAGTACTTTTAAAAAAAGTTTTCGAAGGGTTACCATTTAAAATAATATTTTGTTGCCCTTGAGCAACCAGTTGCATTAAACCACCGGCCATAATTAGTATATATAGTTATTATTTTTTAATTCTTTATTTGTTAGATATAATAAATTATAAATTATATTGAATAGCGACAAAAGTAAAAATATTATATTAATATAAATATATGTCTAATAAACTGGATGATATAATGAATCAAATGATGAATACAAATGACGCAACCGCAATATTAGCTTTCTCAGTACTAACAATAACCATTATTGTTATAACCATTTTTGTATATTTTTATTATGCGGGTTCAATATTTACGAACGGAATGAAAGCAAGAGATTGTAGTTTTATGGATACAATGTATGGGACATTAAATGGTAAAATTATATCAATTCAACCTGATAACGAAATGTATCAATATTCATTAAGAGATTATTACATAAAGTCTGCTTATAACGCATGTTCAGGCGGAAATTATAAAAATGGTTATGTTGACACGTGTACATTAAAAAGTTTACTTAAGCAAGGTGTAAGAGGACTTGATTTTGAGATATATTCCATTGATGATCAACCGGTAGTTGCCACATCAACATCAGATAACTATTGTGTAAAAGAAACATTTAATTCGGTTTCATTTAGTGAAGTATTTAATGTGATAAGAGATTATGCTTTTGCGAATTCAACCGCTCCAAATCCATTTGATCCAATTATTCTGCATCTTCGTATAAAAAGCACAAATCAAAAAATGTATTCAAATTTTGCGAAATTATTGGAAAGTAATAATAATATTTTAATGGATAAACAATATAGTTTTGAATATTATGGTAAAAATTTTGGAACTGTAAAATTATCGGATATGGCGGGAAAAGTTGTAATTATTGTAGATAGAAGCAATACATCATTTATGGAGTCAGAAGCATTTTATGAATATGTAAATATGACAAGCAATTCAGTTTTTGCCAGAGCACTTCATTATTATGATATTGTTAATGCGCCAGATATGGAGGAATTAATAGGATATAATAAACTAAATATGACAATTGGAATGCCGGATAAAGGTTCAAATCCCGAAAATCCTAGTTCTATTACGATGCGAGCATATGGCATACAAATGCTTGCGATAAGATATCAATATGTAGATACAAATTTAGAAGAAAATGATGTATTCTTTGATGAAGCAGGACATGCGTTTGTTTTGAAACCTGAAAAGCTGCGTTATATACCGGAGACAATTCCTGCGCCACCTGCGCAAGACCCAGCTGTATCTTTTGCGACACGTACTGTAAGCTCAGATTTTTACAAGTTTGAGATTTAAAAATTATCAATTTATCAATTTTTAAATAAATTAAATAAAACAACTTAAAGTTTTTAAATTATGTTATAATATAAAGATGTTTTCTTTTCTAAGTAGTTTAATTGAAGCAAGAGATAAATGGTTACAGTCAAACACGGTAGTAAATACTGCGCCCTATTTAAATCCGGATTTAAATACTAATTTAATTTCTATAAATCCAAATCCAAATAAGTAAATAAAACAAAATAATATTTCATTATATTATAGATAATATAATGAATAAATACGAAATATGTAAGAATTTAGATTTTTCAGACTGTGAATTAGCCATATTAAGACAAGCTGTAGATACAGCGGAAGAGAAAAAAGGAAAGACTGTAGCTAATTCTCCAGAAGTAAAGCGAATCATAGGAATTGTCGAAAATTTTATAAGACATAATAAATTAATTTGTTATGGTGGAACAGCCATTAATAATATACTACCAAAACAAGATCAGTTCTATAATACAGATATAGAAATACCAGACTATGATTTTTTTAGTTGGAATGCGTTAACTAATGCGAAAGAACTAGTAGATATATATATCAAAGAAGGATTTGTGGAAGTAGAGGCAAAATCAGGACAGCATCATGGTACATATAAAGTATATGTGAATTTTATTCCAGTTGCGGATATATCATATATTCCCAAAGAGTTATTTAACGCATTAAAAAAAGAAGCAATAAAAGTGGCAGGAATTTTATATGCGCCACCGAATTATTTACGAATGAGCATGTATTTAGAACTATCTAGACCGGATGGAGATGTATCACGTTGGGAAAAGGTATTAAAACGCTTAACTCTTTTGAATCGTAATTATCCATTAACAGCGCAACAATGTTCACATATAGATTTTCAAAGGAAATTCTCAACTACAAAAGAAAAAGAAAAAGAAGAGACAGATAAAAAAGAAGAGACAGATAAAAAAGAAAAGACAGATGAAAAAGAAGAGACAGAAGAAATATATGAAACGGTAAAAACAACATTAATGGATCAAGGTGTAGTATTTTTTGGAGGATATGCTGTATCATTATATTCGCAATATATGCCAAAAAAATTAAGAAAACAATTAGAAAAAATCCCTGATTTTGATGTATTATCAGAAGAACCTTTAAAAACAGCTCAGATAGTAAAAGAAAGATTATTAGACATAAATATTAAAGGCGTAAAAATAATTAAACGACCGGCTGTAGGTGAAATAATTGCACCTCATTATGAAATCCGTGTAGGCAAGGATGTAGTCGCATTTATTTATGAACCATTGGCATGTCATAGTTATAATGTTTTAAAGCAGAAAGGATATGAAATCAAAGTGGCGACAATAGATACAATGTTAAGTTTTTATTTGGCATTTTTATATGCGAATAGACCGTATTATGATAAGGATCGTATATTATGTATGTCAAAATATTTATTTGAGGTACAAGAAAAGAATAGATTAGAGCAAAAAGGGTTACTAAAAAGATTTAGTATTAATTGTATGGGTCATCAGGAAACAGTAGAAGAGATGAGAGCTGCGAAAACAGATAAATTCGCTGAATTAAAGAATAAAAAAAATGATCCAGAATATGAAGAATGGTTTTTAAGATATAGACCATTGGACTCAAAAGAGTTAAAAAATGATGATAAAGAAAAACCGAAGAGTACAAGAAAGAATGGTCCAAAGAAAACAAAGAAAACAAAGAAAACAAAGAAAAAACGAGGATTCTTTTTTTAAATTAAACGCAGATAGATTTGAATAAAAATGTATATAAAATATGAACCATTTTTTTAATATTATAATTGGTTTTAATTAATTTTTTAAAAAGCTTATTTAAAACATAAAAATAATGAAGAACAAGAATACTAAGTTGATAAAATTTAATTAATATAAAATATTGTAATTTAGTAATTATAGTTTGGTCATCAATATAGCTACACATGTTAGAATAATAATTGGAAGAGAAAAATGTATGAGTATCAATTATACCATCAATAACGCGATGTATATTATTTTTTTCATTTTTAATAGATATTAAAGAAGAGACTTTTTTAAGATTAATAATATTAACATTAATAATTTTTCTATTTTTTTTGGGTTTAAAAATATAAGGATATAATCCATCCACATATTTGCCGTTATAAAAGATAGATTTATCAATAACATATGGAATATAACAAGAACGACGAATAACATCAAATAATTCATCAATGCTAGAATAAGTAGATTTCACAAATTGTTTACCTTTAGAAATGTCATTATATGTGATAAATAATTTGCCGTTAATTGTATCTAAAAAATTGGCAGGTAATTGTTTAGTTAAAAACGCAAATACATCATTAAAAATATCCATATTATAATGTTTTTTAACATGTTTATAAATAATATTAGTAATAAAATTAATGCTATCATTTATTGAAATGTTAGTAAAATACAAAAAGGCCATAATAGATCCGATGCTACATCCGGATACCCTTTCAACTTTTAAAAATCGTTTTTTTTCCATTTGTTTGATATAGTTTAAAAAGCCAAGTTGATAGCTGCCATTAAAAACTCCTCCTTCAAAAACGAGGTCAACTTTTAATGGTTTGTTAGTTGTACCTTGTAATTTTGTAAGATATTGATTGGGAATATTATTTACAAGTTGATTAATATATTTTTGTAGCATAATATGTTTTATAATTTTATTATAAAAATTAATTTATAATAAAAACGAATCTAAGTTTATATAATTTGAAGGAATTTATAATTTTAAACCTAAGCCAAGTTTTACATAATGTGTAAAAGGTCGTTTATCTTTCATATGACATATTTTAGTGTCCGCAAATACATCAAACCATGTGACTTCTTTTTTGCTTGTTAATGTATCTTTGATTTCTCCACCATAAGCTAATAATCCTAAAAATATTAATATATAGATGATAATATACAAAATATCTTCTATTTTATCAATAATGTCAAAATGACCTTTTTTAATTTCAAATAATCTAACTTTAAATGGATAATCTAAAGTAATCCAATGGTCATTATATTCATCATGTAAATCATTTGATTTGAACTTATTATTTTGTGTATCTTTATTTTTTATATAAAAATTTTTATTTAATTCTATAAAATAAATTAAAAATATTAAACCTAACACCGCAAATGTAACATTAAAATCAAGTCGTGTTGTTATTAAAAATACAAAAAAGTATACAACTGTATATAATAATTTTTGTACAGGTGGTACATATTTTAAAGTTCCAGTATTTGAAACTAAAGAACACAAAAAATAAAATAAAATAAAAGCGGTAAAAAACACGATAGGTTTATTATTTTCAAAAAATGTTATTTGTCTACAAGTAAAAATACCTCTAATATTATTTCCTAGAATAATCATATAAAACATAGCAAATGTAATAAACATATCTTCTTGATAAATAAAAATTTTTTTGTAATAATCTGCTATATTTGTAAAGCCAAACATATATATAATATATAATATATAATATATAATATATAATATATAATATATAATTATTGAAATTTCAAATATTTAAAACGCAGAATTAACTTGCTTCATTGTTTTAGACAAAGAGAAAAACAGAAATCCAAACGCAATAGATGTAAATAAAAGCCCATTTAAATTATAATTACCATCATTATGACATAAAAAAGGAATATATTTAAATAATGTTTTTTTCATAATAGGTAACTGAAATAAAAAATACAAAATAGACATTAATAAAGGGGTCTGTAATTCATCATAAAGATTATCTAATGAGTTTTTAATTTGTTCTTCATGATGATATTTATTAATATACTCACTTGCGTCTACATTATCATTAATATAATCGGTATTAGTTGGTGGTGGAACATAATTAGGTTTAACGTAAGCGTCTTGAGTAAGCGGTTGTGTATTTTGAGGAATATCTCTGCTGGGTAACATGGTAGCTCCAGCTACACTAGCCTGTTGTAGTCCATTAACAATTTGACTAATAGTGGATTGGTCAAGAGTAAGGGCAGAAGAACCAGAAAGACCAGAAGAACCAGAAAGACCAGAAGAACCAGAAAGACCAGAAGAACCAGAAAGACCAGAAGGATTAGACCCGGTAGGACCAGAAGAAAACATTTGTTTTTCAGTAGTTACTAAAGATATATTATTTGCGTTTGAACCCATAGGATCAGTGGGTAAATCATTGATACTAGTTGTGTTAATATCGGACATATATTATCTAAATAAGCTTTGAAAAAGAAAATTACGCAATTAAAATGAAATTCTTTTATTCAAAAGGCAGAATTTCTTTTTTTGTATCACAATTAACGGCGGCTTTATGTAAATTGAAACATTTATCATCAAATTTATATGTTTGATCGTCAATTTCTTCAAGAGGAGGTGCTTAATATTTTAAACAGTCTTTGCCGGTACATATTTGTCTAAATAAAGTGGCTAATCCGAAACCTAATAATATGGACATTATATATTTACCAGATTGACTATTAATAAAATTTTCTAAGTGCATTTGTTATATTATAAATAAAGGATATATTTTATAATATAGCAATCAAATAATCAAATAATTATTGTTGTACAGGAACCGTTTTAATAGCAAGTGGATTAATAGGACAATCTGTTGAAATAGGTTTAAATTGATAACATTGATCAACTTTATCTTTATATAAAATAGTCTTGTAATTTGAAGGAGAAGGATATTTATGGATCACCTTTGTTTCCGGACCCCAAAAATATATAAATACTAATCCAATAATAAAACTACTTAAAAATACAGGTACAGATATATATTTAGTCAACATGGATTACTTATAAATAATATATATATTTTATAATTATAACAAATTAAAACTTTGTAAACTTCAACTTATGGCCAAGATATGACGCAATTGCGTTCAAATAACCGCTATATTCATCAGAATCAGGTCTATTTGCTTTAGGTAAAAAGCTTAACCAAATAGGATTTCTTTCTCCATTTAATAACTTATTATAAACCGCATTACCGTAATCGTAGTCAGTATCATTAATTTTTTGTGGAGGTAATAACAATCCATCCGGATGAACAAATTCTCTACTAGATGTATAAGGAACTTTATTTTCTGAGCGAAGTATATTATAAGAAACAAAATGGTCAATTGTTTTCTTCATCCAAGCTTCATCTTGTATTAATGCGGCTTTATATTGAGGTGTCAATGCGTCCCATATGTTTTGATATATCATGTTAATTTGTCCTTCATCAGTGGACCATGTAACGGAACCATCTGAATTAATATAAGGCGTAATTGCGCCTTCTTCTACAGGTACATTTTCTTGTTGTAAATCAGGTTTTAAATCAAAATCAGATTGTTTGCCTTCTTCTAAAGCTTCTGTTGCGTTTTGTAATATTAATTTTTTCCTTAAGTTGATTGGTTTAACTTCCGCATATTCTTCTTCCCCTTCTAAACCTTCTTCTTCTACAAAATCTAAATCAGGACGAAGTTTGCGTGTTTTTTTATGTACTTGTTCTAAATTCTTTTTAGTTTTACTTTTACTTTTACCTTTAGAGCCAAACTCATTGGTACCTTTTGTAAATGATTTTATTTCATCATTACCATATAAAGTATATTCTAAATTATAAAGGCTATTTTTCTTTTGAACTAAAATATATAAATCACCTTTTTCGGTAGGATCTTCATTGTCTTTTTTTTCTAAAAAATCTACATAAGAAACTTCATATTTTAAGTTTGTAATTGTTTTTGCGAGAGGAGCCATTTCATCTACATAAAATTTTATCGCTTTATTTAATATTTCAGATTTACCTGTTTTATCAAATTCATTGACCATACTTTTAAACGGTAATAAACATTCTATTCCAAATTTATCTTCATTTGTTTTAATTAAATCTTTTTTAACAGGATTATCATTTAGTTGTATATTAATTTCCATAATAAACCCGGCAGCTTCAG